CTGCGCCATATTTCGCTTCAATCGCTGCAACTTGATCAGGCGTAGGTCCTCCGGGGAAGAACAAATCACCCAGTCCGCCTTTTACCTGTTCATAGCCTTGGGCAAAGTTACCCTTGGCAATGTCCATAATGCCACTACCTGTTCTGCCAAGGGAATCCATTACCCCCGGAGTTGCACCAGTACCGCCTGCACCGGCTCCTTGCCCAGTTAGCGCAGCAACATTTGGCGTATCTACCACACCCATGCCTGCCGGATATTTAAGCGTATCCGCACTAAGCGAAGACTGAAGCGAACTTCCCGGAGGAGCCGTAAGTCCTACTTTTCCACCTGCAGTGCTTAGGTCATACATTGCATCTGCGGCGGTACCAGATAGATTTGGCTGGGCAAGTGCAGAGCCACCTGTGTAACTAGACGCGCCTGTTGCAGCCTCATCAACAAAAGAAGCTGGTTGTACGGCTCCCTGTGTTACTAATTTAGCAGGACTGAGTGGGACTTCTAAATCTACTAGATTCCCATCTGCTCCAACTACGGTTGGGCGATTATTTGCCGCAAAAGATTGCTCATACACACGACCATCTTTCATAATCGTCTGTTTCACAATCTCCCCGGGTCTTCCGGGAGCCGTGCTAGCCCTTGCTATCTGTGATTCATCAATATCTGGGCTACCAAATTTTGCTACGCGAGCTATTGCGTCATCTGCTTCTGCAGCAACTGCAGTTGTTCCTTGTGAAGCGGCTATTTCTGCATCTGCATTTGCTTTTGCTGGGGTCGCACCTTGTGCATAAGCAATAGTTCCAGCAATAGCGCCTTGTGTCAGACCAGATTGGACTGCCTCTTTAAGATTCTGACCTTGTGCCAATCCGGCACCTGTTCCAATCACCGCTGCATTGGCCGCTGCTTGTACAGTAGGATTGGTAATGAATTGGCCTGTGTATTTGCCAACAAAGTTGGAGACAGGGCTTCCCGGGGCGCTGACAAAACCAACCACAGAGTTGATCAATACACTCTTTAGGTCCCCGCCAGATAGCGCAGTCACTGCGCCTGAAGCAAGACCAGATGCTATTGGAGCGGATACTAAACCTAACCCCTTGAGACCAAAGGCCCCCGGGCCGAGGACCGTGGCAAGACCAATCGTGGCTACGATCCGACCAACCGGGCTTTTTACAATTTCTTTGGCAACATTAACAACGCCTTTGACTACGTTTTTAACGACATTGGCCGCACCTTTAACAAACCCCGTGGCGGCCTTCCATAATTGTTTAAGAAAAAACTCAGGCAGACCGGTTACCGGGTTAATCGTCCCCGAACCACCACGCGACTTCAATAGCCGCATCTCCGCAGGCGTGATATGCGCCAGCATCGTATCGCCTCTACGGCCTTGACTAGCCACGAGCCGCGCTGCTTCAGCAATGCCCCCACGGGCAAAGTTCTGCGGAGGAGGCATCATCATGCCGCTGCCGGTGTCACGCGAACGCTGCTCATCCATCAGCGCCGCAAGTAATACACTTAGAAATTCTTCGTCGTATTCTTCTGGAAACACGCCTGCATCTAAGTCCCCATCTTGAACCGCCTGAGCGATCTCTTTGGCATATTGATCAGGGTTCTCATAGAGGAACGTGACAATATCAATCAGCGCTTGAAGCTGGACATCGTCTAACTTATCAAGGCCCGTGCGCATTTGCGCCATGACTTCTTGGACTTCCATGTCCACGTCCGGCCGTGCTTGCTTGAATCCTTGACGCACCGCATCATAAGAATCCATGTAGCTCAGTTGAGGCATAGCCGATTGCTGCCCTTCTGGCAGTGCCATGATCCCTTGCTCGTTAGTCGCCATGTTCGTTTCCTGTCAAGAACAATTGCCTGAATTATCCAGCATTATTGCGTTAAATCATAGAAGGAGAGCGACCCTACACCACTACCATTTGTCGCCCCGCTGACCGTGCGAACAGCCAACGTGTAAATATCACTTACCCCTGCAATCGATGCCCCAAGCTGTAAATCCCAGTTGTAGCCGGTTGCCACAGAAGTATTAGCTGTCCCGCCACTGCCCGTGCTGGTTACATAGTCAGTTTGAACAACCGAGCCAACATTAGATATTGCCGTTGCAGCAACATCAAACTCCACATTACTGTCCGTTGGCACCGTTGCCGCCCATGTCGCCCCGGTCAGCGTCGGATTCTTCAACAAAGCCACCTCATAGTTTTGACTCGTCAAAGGTAAAAACTGTACTCTATTTGGCAATACTACCGATCCCAAGCGCCCAGATGCCATACGGATAGAAACAATCGGGTAAAACGTGGCCGCTGTATCAATATTGGTAAATGCCGTTACCCGACGAGCTACATGATCTATCGAAGTCTGCTCAAAGCCGCCCTCCGAAATAACCGAACAACATATCGCTTTCATCGACGCGGCCACCGGAGTCGTCGCACTGCTGATTTGATAACGAACAGGCAAAATCGCCGTAGTCATATAGACATTCGTGATCTCATTCGCATTGTTGAAGGTGTGGCAGATAATGTACTGGCCATTGATAATAAACCCGCAACGCACCGATCCCACACCTAACCACTCAAAATCCATCCACAGAATCTGCGCCTTGCTCGGATCAAGCGTGTAACCACTATCCCCCGTCCCATCCAACTTGTCCCCGTTCCACGAAGACTGGTTCACGGTCCGCGCATCGCTGGCTACGCCAGTGACAAATGAGCGTAGGACAAACGAATACACGCCATCAATGCGTTGGAAGAATACGCCGTTCTGATCGTTGAAATACCCTACCCGCTGCGTCAAATTCACGCTCTGGCTACCATCCATTACAAAGGTTGCCAAGACCAGCAAACCCTTACCCGGCTGATAAGGGAACGAGCGATAAGACTGACGCGTCACGGAGCCTACGCCAACTCCCGTAACCTCCATCTTGACTGCCGCCTCATTCGACAAAAAGGTCGTCGTCCCCGTCCCAGTTGTCACTACATCAAATTGATTGTCTGCCGCATATCGACTCTGACTATCAAAGAGCGTATACGGCTCACTCACTCGTAGCCGACCAAAGGCATCCGCCCCCGTTCCGCCCGGAGCGATTGGCAAAGGTAAAGATGTCGCCATAAGCTGCCCTAATAAGGTATCGAGTGTACTAAAGTACAGCCGCAGTACGTTATTTAATTGGTCTTGATATACCCTGCTGTACTGATCAGGCGCAATAGGCAGCGCAGGTGACTTCGTCTGGGTAAGCGATAACTCTTCAACCGTAACAACAGAGGTCATCAACCACCCCGTCTACCGTCTGGCCTAATATCAATTTTTGGTGAACCCAACTGCCACTTAGTCCCCAAACCGCTTGAATGAACCCTGACTGCCAATTCTCGCCCACGTACACGAATAAATACCTGATCTGTATATTGCTCCACTGGGACGGTAGCCGTGCGCGTCACGCCAGCAGAAGACTGACCTCCTACGGATGCAGGCACGTTGTACCCGGACCCCGAAGCCTGTAACGTCTTCAACTCAAAGGTGACCGCAGGAGAAGCTGCCGTAGACCCATCAAACGTCACGTCAGGCAACAACCGACGGACAAACGAGAACATCTCCCCCTCGTCAATATCCATGTACGACGATTCAATACTCGCTTCAATGGGCGAAGGCGGAGAAGTCGAACCATCATCCACCCCACTCTCATGGTAAACAAGCTTGTGTGTTGTCGTCGCCGCTACAGGGAATGCGCGTAAGGAAGTATCCAGCCACGCCGTTCTGTTCAACGAGCCGTAATACCACGAGTTCTCTGCGTAATTGAAGATAAGGTAACGGTCTACTTCTAATGAATTAGCAGAGCAGTAGAACCACCATACCTCACTGAACCCTTCATTGCCTCCAGCAAACACCTGATAGGCTTGCTGCATATTGAAGTCGTTGAAAGTATAACGGCGCAAGGAACAAGGCAGCGTCTCTGTTCTACCCGAATACACGTAGAATTTATCAATCCCCATCCAATACGTAATGTTGTTGGAGGTAATCGCAGCGTTCGGGGACAGGATAGAAATATTGTTGGCCAAGAGCGTAAAGGACCACACATACGGAGGGCCAACATACTGCATGGAATACAGCGCCGCATCTGTCCAAACCAAAATCTCTTGCCGGTTTTGTACAGCCGCCACAATCTGTGAGCCATAGCTCAACCGATAACTACCTGCCTGATTCGTCGCAGAAGGAGTCCACCCTTGATAATTCTCTTGCTCTGACCAGCGAATTAACATCGGGTCTTGTATGCTTGACCCGTAGTCATTACAGCCAAAAGCAATCACGATACGCGTGGCATCCGACACCATGATCT